TCACTTCTTCCCGATTGAATTCATCTACATAAAGAGGTGAATTTGTTTTAGTCAATACAGGCATAATATTTGCGCCGCTAGTTGAATGCTTTACATTATGTGAGGCGCTTTGATCCAAAGGATTGGAAGTTAAAAATATTGCTTGTTGACCATCTATACCGTCTGGGCCTCCTGCAATAAATTCATCAAAGCTATTTGGCGTTAAATGATAAAGCCTTCTATCCAGATCAAACCCACCTTCATCTGCTCTAGCCATCCTAGCCTCTGAGTTCATCCAGCTATCGGTTAGCTTGTCATTGACTCGCTTAGTGTCTATTAGAGAGTCATCAAACATAACAAAGTTATTATCGCCTTCGTCTCTGCCTGCTTTGTATTTAATTCCTTTTATATCGGCATCGCTAAAAGCCTTTGATGCGGCATCTGCATTACCTAAATCAGACTCTACTCTTCTATAAAATTCGTTACCTGTCATTCCCATTTTTTCGTCAATATACGCTTGCTTAGAAGGAGAAGATGCTTTAGGCAAATTCAAATGATTTGCCGCCATTTGTCTAATCTTCTCGGATTGATCGGTTAAAGGAATGTCAGAATCTAGCAAGTCTTCAGGGTTTACGTTTAGGTTTACGTTATACATATAGCCTTGATCATCAAGGTGCATATAATATTCATTTAATGCGTTATCTAATTCTATCTTAGTGGCATTAGGATAAGCAGACTTCATTCCTGCTTTTGCTTTGCTAAGAGAATAATCATTTTCAAAAAAATCGGCCACGGCTGGCATTAGGGATTTATCAACTTCTCTTGTAAGTTCAGCATATCCTATTGCGCGTTCTGGGTTTCCAGCAAAGTAAAGCCCATCGCCATATGCCTGCAAGCCAGTTCCTGTACCTATTTTATCTGTTGAAAAGCTATCAAATTCATAAGGAGAGCCATGCCATGCGTCTATCCCACGCAATGCAGACCTAACCCTATTCCCTCCAGCCTTTACTGCCTTAGACGCAGGCCCACCAACAAGAGGCAGCACACCTACTCCAGTAGCCAGTGCGTTGATGCCAGTACCAAGCATATCGCCCTGCCTGTAGGAGGTTATCGTGTCTCCAACGCCCACAGCATCGCCCACAGCGGGTATAAAATCTACAAGCCCACTTAGCGTGTTTGCTATTCTTCCCCGCAAGTAATTGGGGTTTGACGCGATATTACTACCACCTAGCATATTGCTAATGGCGTTTTGGGCTGTTGCTCTGAAATTAGGGTTAAATGGGTTAAATGAAGATTCAAAAGGGGTTACAGTTCCAGCCACCCTTGCCGATTCTGCCCTTTGGTTTAACGCGTCAACAGCCTCCTGCTGAGTTATTATATCTGCCCCAGCAGGCATAGGGTTTTCTTGCGTGTAACCTGCAAGCTCTTCTATATCTCTCAGGCTAGAAGCCACGGGCTATTCGCTCCAATTCCATCGTAGACATAGACTGAATCGTTCTTTGTCTTTGAGCCTCTTGCATCTCATTCATCTTCTTCTGATTGTCTAGCTCCTCGCCAAGAGTTCTAGCACTCTTATTATCAATGGTTGCGCCAGCCTCTTCTGCCCGTATCTGGGCCTCCATCCTGTCAGTCTCGGCCCTGAAGGCATCAATCTGGTTGTCAGCCTGGTCACCCATTTGCTGAGATTCCATCTTGGCAGCTTCAAGCTGTAGCTTAAATTGATCATTTTGAATCTTAATCTGCTCATTCTGTAGCTTGGCCTGCTCGATCTGCGCTCGAAGCATTTCTGATTCGGCCTTGAGCTGCTCGGCTTGAGCAATGATCATGTTAGGATCAGGTTGCTGACCGCCCTGTTGCGCCATCATCTGAGCCTGCTGCATCTCTGCCAGCTCTTCTTCTGTCATCTGTGATTGCGGAATTAGACCCGCCTGCATCATCTGTATACGCTTTCTTTCTCCAATAAGGCTTGCCGCAGGTGTGGCGATGTTCTGAAGCAGTAAGTCTCCAGCTATTTCCATCAATGTTGGATCGACCTGTGCGAGTGAGGTAATAGCTTCAATAGTCTCCTGCTGCCGGTTCTTAAAGCTGGGGCCAGCCCTGCAAATAACATCGTAAGTTCCAACCGACAGGTCATTGACAGTGACTATCTCGCCTGTTTGCTCATCCCTTACTCGCTGATTGATTTCAGCCATATCGAAGGTTTCATCTTCGCGCAGGACTCGCACTGTTCGCTCTGTGTCGTAAACCTTTGGAATAGCGTCTTTGAGCAGCTTTCCAGTTGCCGTTATCGCTATCTCCATGCTTCTGGAATAGGTATAGGTTGTGTTGTTGCCAGCGTTCTGGAGCTGTTTAATAGCTGTCCCAGACTGATTATTGACGCTTTCGCCCATGTTGGCGGCGAACATACCAGAGGTAGATGCCATCATCCCTTGCATTGCGGTGCTGACAGTTCTTAGACCAGGATTGATCTGCGCCCCGCCTTGTTGCTGCGGAACCTGTGGAAGTTCTGGGTCTGGATTAAATATCTGCACCGGATCACTGTTAGTGTTTAAGGTCTGTAGCTCTTTTTCATGCCCCAAAGCCTGCGTGGATGTCATCCAATACTTAGCCCTTGGTGCTAGTGCGCCCTCGGCAATCTCTCTGGATAACGCGTAGTTCATCACTCTTTGCGGATCAAGTAGCTTCTCTACAACGCCCCAATATATCGTCTTCGCCTCATTAATCTTAAAATTGCCGTAAACAGGAACGACAGGAATTCTGTTAAATACCGTGTCTTTCTTTTCCTCAAGCCAATCTTGCGCGTCAAAAAAGCGTGAGCAGACTCTATGAGATTTGCGCTTTCTGCGCCGAACTTCAGTAACACCGAGAACTGCCAGGTCATCAACAACCTTCTCAAAATCATCATTAACCTCATGCGTCTGCCCGTTTGACATCATTACCAATTCGCGCTCATGCGATTCTACATACAAGAACTCGCCAATTCTGATTACAGCAGATTTGTCGTAATAAGCATCTCCATTTCGGTCATCGCTTACTGATTGCTCTGAACCTTCGGGCCAGCGGCTTTTGTATTCTTCGACAGAAATAGGATGCAGGACAAAGCAGTAGCGTGAGTCAGACTTGTCCTGAAGCTCTGCGCTCGGATCAAACCAGACTCGATCCAAGGGATTGGCCACCTTTTCAATCATCAAATCTTGATCAAAAGAATTATCGTCTACATATTTTTGCACGACTCTCCAAGCATCAAAACCGCTTGTAACCATACCTCTGGCGGCTTGGCCGTAAATTTGTTGAGAATTACTCATGTTCTCAATGTTTCTAATCAAACCATCAAAGGTGCTTGCAATAGCCTTAGTAGCCTTTCCACCAGCCGGTGACACCCTAATGTCAAAATCAGCCTGCTCGATCTCAGAAGACACCTGAGCGACTATCGGGTTGCATTGATCAAAGGTATAGCGTGGCTTGCCATCATTAGCATTCCACCAGTATTGTTCCCACTGGCCTGTCCTTTCGTCCAAGAATAGATGGGCCTCTCTGGCGTGATCGCGCAGATCATTATCAGCCTCTTGGCAGGCCGTCAAAAGATTGACGACTTTATCGTGATCATCGTATTTGTCATAATATGAAAGGGTGTCGAATTCTTCTTCCTGACCCTCATATTCGACTTCCTCGACTTCCTCGACCTCTATCTTTTCCTCTTCCATTTTTAACCCCAACCGCTAAAATTAAGTTTTACAGCATTTTGCTGCGTTGCTTTGGGCGAGAACATCGCCATCATCAAGGAATCGCCCATATTCGGGGAAGGGAGCTGGTAAGGCTTCTTCGCCATGTCTATCTTGCTCATTATCTGAATTTTACCACTGTTTGATCGTTTCTGCGGTATTCGGCAGACTTCACTGCGTAACTGGTCAAGCACATCAATATCTGAGGATAGCGATATCAGCTCTTCAGGATTGATGTATTCACCCTTCTCTACCGCCCTGTAAGTTGCATAGAACCTGTCTCTGAGCTTCCACCAATACTGCGCCCTCTTGTTTAAAAAGGTATCTCGATTAGTCTTTGAGTCTCTGCCAGAGTAGGGAAGATTGCTATCATCAGGTGACTCAGAGCCTCTAAACTGGTGCTTCTGCATCTTTGTTGACTCAAGCTCCTGGTCAACCTGCCGTTTCAATGAAATGCCAAGTCCGTCACAATCCCACACTAGCCAGTCAGCTTGTGCCTCCCTAGACTTTTCTAGCGCCCAGTCCATGCCCTCGTTAGAGTCTCCTGTGACCTTCTCGCAGACATCAAGAATGACTGAACCCTTACGCAAGGCGAAGCCCTTACTGTCACCACCCTCATCTGAGGGGTCGTGAGAGGCTATAACAGCACCACTTGCCTCAAATCCTAGCTTTTTGTGTGAATCAATTGCCGCATCAAACCATTCAGCGGGAATTATAGAATCTTGTACGTCATCAAGAAATTCGCCCTTCCAGATATGACTAAACAGGGCTGGGGACATTCTTTTTTTATCGCCCGTCATCTCTCTT